ATGGGAATCTCGGAGTATTGGGGTGATGTGGTGTGTCGGAAGTTTCCGAAACCCGAAGTCCTGGCTATGGCCCGAGCCTTCAGCTTCTTCGAGCAGATTCATGCGCAGGCCTATAACCATCTCAGCGACACCCTGGGCATCAACGAATTCGAAGCCTTCCTATCCGATCCTGCTGCGCAGCAGAAAGTAGAGCGTTTCTTTACAGAATGTAGCTCGGAGAAAGTATCACTTGCAGTGTTCTCAGGTGCGGGCGAGGGCGTGTCGCTTTTTGCGTCCTTTGCGTTGCTTTTAGCATTTAACAAGACTGGAAGAATGAAGGGTTTGGCTCAGATCATATCATGGAGTCAAAAAGACGAAGCGTGTGTGGACGGTGACACGGAGTTTCTCACCCCTAGTGGTTGGAAGAAAATGTCCGACTACAACGAATCTGATCAAGTCGCTCAATTCGACCCGATCACCAAATCCATATCCTTCGTCAACCCTACGGCATACATCCAGAAACAATCTGATGAGATGTATGAAATCTCAAAAGATCGCCGATTCAGTCAATATGTCACCCCTGATCACACCATCGTTGATTACAAAGAGGGTGATATGGAGCTTCGTAAAACAACCGCTGAGAAGTGGAGTGCGAGGCAGAGTTACATCCCGGTGTCAGGATACCTAAAAGATGCACGAGAGATTAACGCTCTTGACCGGTTCATGATTGCCTTGCAGGCGGACGGATTTATCCGGCAAAAGCCAAGCAAACGCGAAGTAGGATTTAGGTTAAAACGAGAAAGGAAAATCAACAAATTGAGAGATAATTTGTCTGAACTTAAGAAAGACTACGGCTTTAAATTTAATGAGTACAGACTTGACAAAAACGGGTACGCTCATTTCTCTGTAATTATTCCCGATGAATATCTTAATTACCGTTGTAAATTCTTCGACGAAGTTTACAGTTTTAACGAAATCCCCAAAGGTTTCCTTGAAGAAGTGCTCCAGTGGGATGGCCATAAGCCGTACGAGACTGTCGACACCATTTACTACTCCTCCAAAGAGAAGCGAAACGTCGAATTCGTCCAGACCGTGGCCGGACTAAGTGGATACTATGGTCATATCTTTACCCAAGATGATACACGGTGGAAAAAATTCTGCCGCCAGTATCGCATCTACCTCAAGAAAGAAGATGTGGTCTACGGTCGTCACTCCAACAAGGAATATATCTCCCTTGACGAACCAATCGACGTCTTCTGTTTCAAGGTCCCTACGCAGGCGTTCCTGATTCGTCGTGATGGCCTTATCTCCGTAACCGGTAACTGCCACAGCGATGGGGGGTGCGAACTCTTCAAAGAGTTGATCAACGAAACCGGCATCACCAACGACGAAATCGAAGAGATTCTTGCCGGATTCTACACTGTTATCGGAAACGAATACAGCTTCTTGGAGAATATCTTTGATAAGATTGATAACTCTGCTATCCCTATCGCTCTCGACGACCTCAAGGCTTACATCAAATTGCGGGCCAATAACCGTCTTGCCGCCCTGGGCCTCGACCTCATCATTCCGATGACCGACCAGGAGCGTCTTCTGGCAACCAACATCTCAGCATGGTTTGATCCAATGGTGCGAGGTCAAACTAACTCCGACTTCTTCTCTCAGGCGAAGGACGGATCAGCGTACATCGCCAAACCCTCACAGGATTGGATGTCAGTCGACCTCTCAGCCCTCGATCTCACACTCGTGTAACGCCATGTCTCCCGCGTATCCGTATCCTAAACCGCACCGCCAAGAGCCCAACGGACCATGGATAGTGCATACGGAACGTGGGATCCGGACCTTCATCGACCCCGAGCTTGCCTGGTCCACATATCACTTCTCCAAACTCCAGTATGAAAAACACCAACAAAGTAGATAAGGACACGAACTACATGCGTAAGGAACATGGCACGGTTTGTCTAATCACCGAGCCGGGACGCGCAGACAGGTTGCTTGAACTTGCACACAAACGCCGCGTGAACCGCGAACGTTACGTTCACTCCCCTCTCGATGCGTGGGACATCTGAGATGATGGATGTCAACATTAATGTTCCGGATGGCTGGAGCGTCAATAATACGGGTGACAACGAAGTTGTCGAATCCTTCGAGGAGGTCCCTCAGCTCGACCCGGATGATGCGAAACGAGAACAGTGGAAACGGTGGAAAGACTCTCCGTACCAAGTGAGTGATATGGGTCGTGTACGCAGAGTGCAGCAAAATGGTGCTGCTAAGTACCGTAAACCTAGATCCGACGACCGTGGCAAATTTCGTGTCAATTTGACCTGGGAACGCAATGGTGTCCCGTACCGTGAAGAGCCATTCCTCCACCAGATGGTGATGGAACTTTATGGACCCGAGAAACCCCGTGGCGACCACATCGTGGTGTGCCATAAAAAGCCCACGGGGAGGGACGGTAAGCCCGATAACAGGTTATCTAATTTGTACTGGTGCGACCGGAGCCGGAACGTTGAGGATGCCTGGGACGACGGATTGATGGACACCGGAGCGGAGTGGAAGAAAGGCCAGTGATCAGCCGACCACCCTGAAAAAGTAAGTATAATTACTTACACACCACCACACCGTCCCAGAGACGGACGGATTTTTGCACCCTTATTTAAAGACAATGACCCCATTCGACACCAACAATCTCCTCATCAAGCCTGACTGGTTTGGTGAAGAAGCTCAGCAGACAGTGAGCAAAGGGTATTTACTCCCTGGCGAGACTCCGCGCGATATGTGGAAACGCTGTGCAATGGCAGCGGAAAAATATCTTAAATACCCGGGAATCGGTACGGACATCATGGAGATGTTCTGGCGCGGCTACATGGGCGGTGCTAGTCCGGTTCTGAGCAATTTTGGTACGAGTAGAGGGTTACCGGTAAGCTGCTTGGAGACTGGTACCCGTATTCACACTCCCAATGGTTTCAAAGAAATCCAGGATCTAGAAATTGGCGATCTCGTGTTAACCCACCTCGGAAACTGGAAGCCCGTTCTTAATAAATGGTCTCGTCAGACAACTGGAGATCTTTATAGACTGTCAGTTAGCAACCGTGGACGTTATAACCTAAACGTAACCGGAAACCACCCAATCCTTACCAGCGAAGGTTGGGTTAAAGTCGAGGATTTAAACCCTAAGTCTCATCAAATCGTCATTGAACCTATCACCAGTGTATTTCGCAGGAGAGACCGTAGAAAGGTTTTTGAATTTAAAATTGGGAGCCAAAGATATAATAAAGGTTCATCCCAGCTTTGCAAAGGATCTGGCTGCTTTAAGGGGAAAGAAATCCCTAACTGCTATCTTGATCTTGATCTGGCTTGGTGGCTTGGATTATGGTTTGCTGAAGGCCATACTACAGACAGAGGCACCATCGGAATTTCTATGGGTTGGGACGAAGAAGAACACCTTGACCGTTGGCTTAAAATAGCTGAAGATAAATTTGGCCTAAAGGGCACTAAAGATATCTACTCTAATAATAGGGGTCACGAGCATGCTCATGCAAAAATTCATAACAAATATCTTCAGTCTTTCTTTGATGAAGAGTTTGGCAAGGGTTGTAAAGTAAAGACTATTCCGGACTGGTTTTTTGAACAACCTGATGAAACCCTAAAAGCATTTTTGGATGGCTTTATCATTGGAGATGGCTCCCTAAGATACAATGGGGAGATTGTTACTATGGGTATAGCTAACGAAAAGCTCGCCTATCAGCTTTGGTATATGGCTCACCTGCTCGGCAGGTTTCCCTCTCTAGCTCGTAATATTGCCACATACCACAAAAATAGGAACGAAGAAAAAGACTTAAACTATGAAGATCATGGTTGTTTCTGGGTAAACTTACCCAAAAGTTGCCCCGCTGGTTATGGCTTGTCTCGTTCATTTAAGCTTGAAAGGCAGAATCGAGAAACTACTGTGTGGGACATCGAAGTTGCCGACGACCATAGTTTTGTAGCTCAAGGAGTTGTTGTACACAACTGCTACAGCCACTCTATTTCCGACGACACCAACAGCATCTTCAGCCACCTGAAAGAGGTCGCCGCTCTGAGCAAAAATGGTGGTGGTGTAGGCAGCTACTTTGGGCACCTACGCCCCAGCGGTTCTCCGATCAGGGGGGGTGGTAAGTCCGGCTCCATTGTTGACTGGATGCGTCTATACGATCGTACTGCGGCGACGGTGTCTCAAGGTAACACGAGACGCGGATCGTTTGCCCTCTATCTTCCCATCGATCATCCAGATCTCATGGATGCACTGAGATCGAAAGACCATAGCCAGGGCGATCCGAGAAACTTTATCGACTCTAATCTTGCTGTCACAGTAACTAACGAGTGGCTTATGGACATGATCTTCAATGATCAGGACGGCAAGAAGCAATTCATCTTCGGCGAAGTTCTTAAGTGCAGGATGATTTCCGGATCTCCTTACATCATTTTCATCGATAACGCTGACAATAACAAGCCTGACTGCTTTAAGCAGCGTAATCTCTCCATTCTTTTCTCCAATCTCTGCTCGGAGATCTTCCTGCCTTCTGACGAAAACCATACGTTCGTCTGTGTTCTGAGTTCTCTGAATCTGGCAAAATATGACGAGTGGAGATACTGGAAAGGCTCGGTAACGGGGAAAACCGTACCTGAATTGGGTATCTACTTCCTCGACGCTGTAGTCGAAGAGTTCATCCACAAAGCTGAGAGAATCGCTTCTATGGGAAGAGCGGTAAGATTTGCTCGGAAATCACGCTCTCTCGGACTCGGAACAATGGGCCTACATGCCCTGTATCAATCTCGTGGCCTCTCCTTCGCATCGAGAGGTGCGAGATCGCTGAACACGGAGGTACATGGCTGGATTGACGACATGACTCTAAAGGCGTCGCAAGATATGGCGAGAGAGTACGGTGAACCGGAGTGGTGTGAAGGAAACGGTGTACGCCATGCAACCAGGACCGCTATCGCCCCAACGAAGACGAACTCCGTAATATGCGGCGCTGTGTCCGAAGGTATCGAACCGCTTACCGCCAATCTGTTTGTCGCCAGCAACGCGAAAGGGACGTTTGTCCGCCGCAACCCGTACCTCGAACGCCACCTGGAGGCGATTGGCCATAACACTCAAGATGTCTGGGATAGCATCTTAAAAGAGCGGGGTTCTGTTCAACACCTCGACTTCCTGAGCCCGCATGCCAAAGACGTTTTTAAGACGGCGCGAGAGATCGATCAGTTCGAGTTGATCAAGCAGGCCGCTGATCGTCAGTCCCACGTCTGTCAGGGCCAATCCTTGAACTTGTTCGTTGACCCCGAGGCGCCAGCCGACTACCTGATGCGGTTGCATTTGTCGGCGTGGAAGGCAGGAGTCAAGTCCTTGTACTACCTCAAGTCAAGTTCGCTCCAGGTCAAGAAATCACAGTCAAAATCGCAACAATCCGGCAACGCCGCCCTGGTTGTCACCAAGCCCGACTGTCCTTGGTGCGTGAAAGTCAAAGACCTGCTCGTATCCAAAGGCTACGTCATCCAAGAGATGGACCGTAGCTCCATCGCCGACTCCGATTGGCCGTACACCACCGTGCCCCAAGTGTGGTTGAACGGTAAGCATGTCGAAGGAGGGTACGAGGGTGTCGCAAAACTGCTCGGATCCTCCGACGAGACAGACAAATACGGTGAATGCCTTGCGTGCCAAGGGTGATAACCGTGTTACAATAGAATCGAAGCCCTATTACCGCTGTGATCGCTCCGCTTTTCTACGTTCGTCCTGGTGACGAGCAATTCGTCCCCCAAGTCTCTCACCCCCACGAAGATGCGGGCGCGGATATCCGCGCCCATGTCAAGGACGAATACGATCGGGACGTAGCTATCGACTTCTATAGGGAATTTGAGTCCGATACTCTGCGCCACGGCACCCGACTCTATATTGATGGTGAAATCTTTACCTCAGAGTCGGAATCCGACTTCCTCACTGTTCTCGACGAATGCGAGGGTGGCGTCCTACTTGCACCCGGGGACACCGTCCTGGTAAGTAGCGGATTCAAGATTATTCTGCCGTGTCTCAAGAATCTCAACTTCCCTTGGAGTTCGTTGTTGCCTGTATACAAAATCGTACCCCGGTCCGGCCTCGCTCATAAACATCGCATTGTGGTGACGAATTCGCCCGGCATCATTGATGCGGGTTACCAAGACTGGGTGAGGGTGTCGCTGACCAACAACGGTGACAGCTATCACGTATTTACTCACGGCTCCCGTATCGCCCAGGGATTGTGCGAGATGGTATTCGACCAGACTGGAAGTCAATCGACCACTAACGAATCCGTATTCGACGTTACGGGTCGTACCACGGGCGGATTCGGCTCGACCGGAATGTGATGCGTCTCCGGCAGTCCCTCAATCCGGATTACCACAGCACGCCCTGTCCGTATTGTCGCGGGCGGGGCTTCACCATAATAGAACGTGTCGACCACAGGAATCCGGACAAAATAACACCCGCCGCAATAGTGGTAGAATGTAAATTCTGTGGAGGTATAGGTGATCGCGTGCAGCCCTCTTGAACACATTCTTGTGCTGAATTTTGATTACACACCGGTCAATATTGTGTTGGGTAAAAGGGCGATTGTTCTGGTTCTGAAGGGCAAGGCGAGGCCGGTATCTGGACGGGTGATACGGTTAAATAGTTACGTTCCGCTGCCACTTTCTCGTACCGCAAAGGAAAAGCCAACCAAAGCTGCGATCTATCGGCGGGACAATCACACCTGTCAGTACTGTGGTAGTACGAGAAACCTCACCATCGACCATGTGATTCCACGCTGTCGCGGAGGTTCCGACCAATGGGAAAATCTCACTATTGCGTGCAACACCTGCAACACCAGAAAGGGGAGTAAAACTCCCGAACAAGTAGGCCTCCGTCTTCGGCGTAAACCACGCCCGCCTTTACCCAAAGTAATCGAGATCGTCCAACGAACAACCGACTCAGAGTGGTCGCAGTATGCATTCTATTCATAAACGTGCTACAATATTACAAGGAAATACCCCCCTACCACCATGATGCAATTCACTTTCAACACCCTCGAACGAGTCGGAATCCTTGACCGTATCTACGCTTTCGTTGCCAACCTCGCCAACCGCCACCTTCTGAGTCGGCATAACTTCGACACCGAGTACATTGCCGGCGTCTTCAACGCCCTGGACGGCTTCTGGCTCAAGTACGGACGTATGGAGCAGTATGGCAATTCCGAGGTTCGTGTCATTGCGGGTACCGTTATTGAAGCGTTGCGTGACAACACGCTCACGGCCGATGAGGTCCGTAAGTTGACGCGCTACGTGACTTCCCGCTGGAGTCCGGATATCGCCGAGACCAAAACAACAACTCCCCTCGATACCTTGCTCCCACCCCCGGTGGAAGAGGTCGCCAAACGTAGCGTCGACCTCTACAAGCAATTGCCCCCTCACCAGGTCCGGGCCGAGGACTTTGTGGCCGTCGGCGCAGGAATCATCTCGGATAAGTTGGGCGAGAGCGACAGCAGTATCGTCCACGCCATGCTTGGAGCGTTGAAAGCTAGGTAGAACTCTACTGGCGATGACCAATCATTACGAAAAACCTAAAGACTGGGGCGTCGCTCCCCAGTCTAATTGGGTATCTGGCACCCCGATCGGGCAAAGCGAAGTCAAGATGCCGAGCCTTGGCGACCCGGGCTCACACGAAAACGCCTCGACCAAAGTGTCGTTTGGCGACGATGGCCCCAAGGCGGCCATGAGCTGGCGCGTAGCGCCAGGTGGTAAACGCATCGCCCCTGGTACCCCTTGCCCCATAGGTACTAACAGCACCAAAGATGGGCTATGTGCACCGAGCCAAAGTGGCA